TTAGGTCGCCTTTTTGCCACCCATCTCTAAAGTACTTGCCAAGGTCAATATCGCTAAGCGCCCCGCCCTGAAATAGCCCTTCTCCCCTTTCGTTGTGGGTCACCTTGCTTGCCTCTTGGAGCGCGGCAAAAAACTCTTCCTTGGTTTCGTATGACTTGGCCATTTCCGCAAGTCGCTTCTTTTGTTCATCCATCAACTCGTTGGTGATGCGCTTGTTGATGTTCGTTTCCACCCGAGCAACAGGATCAAAATTGCTTGCAACAGGCGATTCAGCCGGTTCTTCTGTTTCGCCCATAGCTTTCAGCTCGTCAAAATACGCCTGCAACTGTTTTTCGTGGTATATTCTTTCCATCGTTGCCTGGTATGCTTCTGCGCTGTCCCACTGGGAGTAATAGTCAGAGGCGCTCTTATAGCCGTCCTCCAGTTGTGCAACCGTACCTGCCCACTTGTCGTCGTCAATCGTATTTCCTTTGCCGAAGGTCTTGGATAAGGACCGCAGGCTGGAAGCGGCATCCACATACCCATCTAGGGCTTTCCGATAATTAGAAAGGTCATCTGCAGAAAGGTATTCTCCCCCTGCAATGCGACGTCTATACGATTCAATCGCATCACAGGACTCGTTGTATCGCATCTCCAAGCCATAAACCGCAGTCCTATTGTAGGACAGTTTATCGGTTGGCCTGCGCTTCCCTGTGGATTTTGTGAGCTGATTCGGTTTGCGCTTGCCCGAAAGATTCTTCCCGTTCTGAGTTGCATTAAATGCAGTCATACTATCACCTCTCTGTAGTTATCTGGTTAGGCTTTTATTTACGCCACCGCCCCTACCAAAATCTTGCTTGCGCTCCTGTTTGGTCTCATCGGTGTCGGGTTCAGTTTTGGGTTCTTCTTCCTCATTTAAGTCGCTAAGGTCAATCTCTTCATACTGGTTTTTCAGATCATCCCACACCCAAAAACGACCATCTGGCGTCTTGTAGATAGGGGCCATAACACCATTCACCTCGTCCATATACTCGGTCACCGTTAACGCTTGATTTGCGATATTGTTGGGCTGATAACCATTATCGAACTTACCGTGCTGAACATCGGGGTTCTTTGTGCCTGTGTAGGGATTCACGCCGGGAGCAAAGGTGTACTCCTTCCCATCGTAGTAGTACACATGGTTGCCATCCTCGTCTACGCGGGAGAATGTGTACGGCACAAACGCATCAACCTCTGTGCTTTCGAGTAGCGCTTGCGCCCGGTCCCATAAAAGCTGGTTTTTGGCCAGGTCCATCTGTTCATTGTGCTGCCTCTGTGCCTCTTCAAGTTCTGCCTGATTTGCGTATTTGGAATCTGCGCGATCGAGATCAAACTGCCAGTTAGACATTGCATCCTGATGTTCGTTGAGCCTCATATTCTCGCTGTCCATATATCTGCCATAGTCTCTTTCGGATTCGTAGCGATAGTCACCGGTCAAGCGGTCAAGCTCGGCACGGTAATCAGAAACCGTGTCTCTATGCATACCATAATCCTGAGCTCTGCGATCGCCAAGCATAGCATACTGATTGAGCATATTCTGACCTTCCGCATTGTACTTGTCCAGCGCAAGCTGATACAGAGCAGGAATCTTGTCGTTCAGCTGCTGGAGATGACTCTGGTACGCCTGCTGACCTACTGACTGAGCATAGGAATTGCCGTAGCCGCCAGTCATAGCCTGTGCCTGCCCCATAGTGTCCATCATTGCCATCTTGCCCTGCTGCGTGAACTGGTTCTTATACTGCTGATACAGGGCGTCGCCATTCATATCGTAGGAAAAATTCTCCCTGTTCATAATTTTCCCCATAATGTCATCAAGCTGGGTCTGCCATTCGAACTGAAAATTGCCCGGCTTCTGGGCAATATGCTGTTGTAGTAACGCCTGCGCCTTTTTTACCGCATCATTTTCCTGATAGTCATTGTATGTGAAGTTTCCGGGCTTCTGCGACTCGATAAAATCCCGGTTCTTTTCAAGTTCTTTCAACATAGAGCTCATTTGTTTTCCTCCATTTTGTTTATACAAAGTAATCAATGTAGCCGTCTATCCAGTTGATAACAGCTGATGTAGTTGCGCTGATATCGGTCAGTCTCTGTACCCAGTCCAAAATTACATAACCGCTTGAGGTTACGACAATTCTTGCAATAGACAAGCCGCCGACCGGACACAGGGCGTATACGTTTCTGGCGGGTCTATACTCCACCGGAATGCGCCCGCTGTTCAGCGTAATGGTAGATCCATCGTACGTAAAAGAGCAGCTTACAGCGATATGCACATGGTTGCTGTTGACAACCCTATAGGAGCAGCCGGCGCCATTTCTGCCGTAATTCGCACTTGGCTCTGCTACACCTTCTGCGAGACCAAGGTTAACCCACTTCTCACTTTTGACCTTAAACTGGATGCCTTCTGCGATTGCAAAGGTGTTGTCTTCCGTTACATAGCCACCGAAGGTAAATGAATTTCTCGCACCGTCTCGGTGGCAGTAAACTTTGTCTGTAGGGATGTTGATGGTGGTATACGATTGCTCCCCCACAGTGTCAATGGCCCGTACCTGCACTGTGTAGGTGTTGTCTGCTCTCAATCCGCCATCAAGCAAAGCCTCAGTTTCAACCGCGTTGCCGCTGCTTGTATCTTCCAGAATTGTTTCCCACGAAGAATATGAACCGCCGGCCGCCTTATATCGGTACTGGATCTTGCAGAAGTTCTTGTGCTCGTTTCCGACCACAATGGTTCGGTAGGACCTCGTAGCCTTGATCTTCAGGTAAGTGCCACCGTCGGCAGCATTTCCGTTGGCATCACACCGGTATGCCTCCACATCGGTGATTGTGGGTTTGCTGTGTGGGATCATAGCGATGGTCTTCGTGACTTCCTTTTTGTAGCCTCTGGAGTCAGTCACAGCGCCAACGATTTCGACGCTACCGTACGTGGTCAGCAGATCGGATGCATCTCCAGACTTGTAGGTCTTTCCGTTGATTTTGATGCTCTTGGAAGCGATGGTTGCACCGAGTTTTCCGCTGGCGGATAGCTCCACCTTGACCCTGCTCTTTCCCTGAATGTACATACCGGCAAAAGCCTCATTTGTGATCGTGCTTACCGGTGTGAGTGTCATACTCACGGAAGGCAGCGTGGTAGCGTTCTTTGGTACGGTTGCGGTTATCTCCTCCACATCTGCCGCCCCAACCTGTTTCGTGCAGGCACTATCGGAGTAGGTGTACAGTTTTATCGTCATCGTGCCAGAAGGCGGTGTGGCAGTAAGCTGGTTTGCCGCGTTCAAAGGAATCGTATATCCAGTATAGGTGTAGGCATCTATCGTGTTGGGGTGGATTGCTCCTGTCGTATAAGACCAATTGCCCAGCTCGAATTTTAACTTATACCGAAATGATGCGGCGCTCGGTGTCCATTTCACATTGCACTTGCTACCGAGGGTAATTGACGAAGCTGAGGTGATCGTGGATGCTCTTGCGATAGTTTTCAGTGTTATGACACCGGAGTCCAGATCTATAACACCGGCATAGATTTTTGTATCCATCCAGGTGCGAACCCTTATCGTTGCCGTGCCATCGCTCTTGTGGGGAACCGTGATGGGTTTGTCCAAAATAATCTTTGGGGTATTCAGTGGAAGCGTGTAGCTTACGGAATGCTCTGTCTCAGCACCACCGTTGATGGAAATATAGTATTTTACCACTCTCGTGTTGAGGTTGTGGCTTTCCCCAGACTGTGTCGATGTCCAAAGAATGCGGACCTGTGAGGTATTATTCGCTACGTTTGTGCTTACCTCTTCGACTTTTAGTTCTTGGTTTACCGCCATTATTGATCACCTCCAACTACCCATCTTGTGATTACGCTCTTATCTGACAGAACAGTATCCACAAAACCGCCCAACGTCAGAGATCCTGTAATTTCCGCGTGAGTGATGTGCAGTCTTCTGTCGCTGATATATGCCACCTCGACATCGTTGCTATCATAGAAGGACATACGGTTGGAAGTAAATCTGGCATACGCCCTGAACTTCTTTTCGCCCTCGACTTCTGTCTCCTGACCAACCTCCAGACCATAGATCGGAACACCGTCCACCTCGTCCAAGACACCAGCTCTGATGGTTGCCTGAACATCAATCAAGCGGGGTATGTCAATGTCAGCAATAATCTCCTGCAAATTGTTGAACTGTAGAGATAGTCCTTCTGATGTTTCTTTGATGGTATTGGATGTCTCCTGGGTATATGTTCCGAAATCAGACTGCGCGACATAGCTACCTTCCAATCGCTTGCTGAACTCATCATAGAACGCTTGCACCACATCAGCAGACTTAATGATCAGGGATTTGATCTCATCGAAGGATGCCTTGGGGTTCTTCTCTTCCTTTGCGTTGGAGGTAGTGGCGGTGGTGGCAATCTCTCTCGTTTGAGTCGCCTGGGAATCAATGTCCTGCAAGGCAAAGTTCAGATCATCAATAAGCTGGTGTAGGAAACTCTGAATCTGCGCAGTTGCGTTTGCGCCATTCGCATTTATAACCGGGTATCGCAGTTGGATCACGAGATATCACTCCCTTGCTCGATGGTCTTGGCAATGGAGAAGATTTTCACGTCTCCAATGCCCTCGATGCGAATTCGCATATGGTCGCACCGCTTCGGCTTGATGGGCAGCAGGAAGCTCCGCAGGCTTGTGCCGCTGACAGTTCCCAGATGCTCCCAGTCGCCCATAGAGTCATACTGTGCGAAGAATCGCACCCTTGCGCCGGTCTCCATAGACATCCGCACCAGAAGCCTGGAAATGTACTTCACATCGGGCATAGACGTTCCGATGATGCCGGTCTGCACCATCCACTCTACTTTGCCTGTATCCTTATCGCCAGAACCAAGCATCGCGACGATCTTCTTGCTATTGTGGTCGATACAGTACAGTTCTCCTCTAGAAGAACAGAAGCAATCTGCACGCAGATCGTCCTCTTTATGCCACGTCCCCTTGGAAGTGTCATAGACGAACAGATTGTACTTATCTGCCGCACCCTTCATAGAGATGTAATATTTGTTGCCGTGCGCTCCGGCGACAGCATTGCTATACACAGCATCTCCAAGCGCATAGGAGATTTCGGCAGGCAGAGATCCGTCGTAAGCGCAGACAGCGTGTCTTGCCTTGTAGTAAAGGATTTCATTCACGATTGCCAAACTCTGCTCACAGCCTTTTTGAACGCCTCTGCAGGTCGTAGTCTGAATCTGGAAGTTAGCAGGGAAATTGCCATACACCTTGTGGACGCAGCTCTCCTTGAAGAAAAGCGGATACCCAAGGTGTGTGATAGCGCCGGTGAACTGGCCGTCTGTGCCAACAGAAGCCGCATAGCTGTCTGTGGACAGTCCCATAAAGCAGTTCCAGTTTTTAAAATCACCCAATTTGCTGGCGTAGATCTCATTGACGACCTCACCATTTTCTGCCACGCCGTATCTGCATCCCCAGAGGCGGTTTTCAGACTCGATCACAAAGTCCATATTCGGCATCTTGCGCTTTACCATGATCTGGCCATCTGCAGCAAGCTGCGTGCACACCTCGTCGAGGATGCCTGTAACTACGATATAATCATCTCCGCGCTCCATAATCACCGTGCTGCTGTTCAGCTCGCTGAGCTCTTCAGCCAGTATGCCGGATATGGTAACACCGTCATACTGTTCGAAAGCTGCTCCTATGCCGGGAGACGATATCTTTACATAAGTGGTAGGTATGGTCACCCACATAGCGCTTGTGGCGGAGTATTTCTTTAAAGCATGAGGAGTGGATGATGTATCAATCCACAGTGCAAAGTTCTCAGGTTCTTCCGGTTCTGTGTCAGAGGCTGTAGCATCCGAATACATTTCGCCGCCAAGGCCACATAGCTCGAAGGTTATGTCGCTTTCTTCATCGGTCACAAACGACGCTTCCATATTTCCACGCTCCGATACATCCAGAGTGTTGATATATTTTTTATCTGGCAGAATGATTACGTAAGCGCCCATGGAAATGAGCTTCTTGGGGCAATCTTCTTCCGCTGTGGATAGCCCCATATCGATGGTGTAGCCATCCATCACAAAATTTGTACCATCTACATAACACAGATTGTCCTTGGCGATAAGTCCCTGAGGGTTGGCGGGAGAGGCATACACGCCTCTCTTTTTTCTCGGGGAGAGGATAGGATAATAGTCTGAAGTCATATTCTTCATATCGAAGAATTCTCCTTCTCCAATCCGCAGATTGTGGTTATATCCTCTGAAGACATCCACCATTTCTCGACTGGTGGGTATTTCGTTCAGCATAGGATAGTTCATCCCGTCCCCTCCTTTAGAAGAACTTAAAACTCATGCCCTTGGGCATATGAGCTCTCTTGTAGTAGTTTTTGTATGCATTCCATGCGGTATTGTACCGTTGCATGGCATTGTTGTACTTACCAAATTCATCGTTCAGGTAATGTACCTGAGCTTCCATCCACCGCAGATAACACTCATCAAACGGTTCAGGGATCAAAAGTTTTGTGTGAAGATCGGTGTCGCTATCGTATCCAATAAAGGATACATGCTCACCGCCTTCATGTGTGTCGATGATAAGGATCTTGACCTTAGCGTCCAGTTCAGACAGCCACTTCACCTTATCCTCCTGAGTATATGCGTTAGGCTTCAAAGCATCCAGCTTGTTGATAGCCTCGATGATCGTCATTGGTATTCCCCCTTTTCAAAAAACGGGGAGCTTGCAGCCCCCCATTTCTTTGATTACTGCTTGTGCATCGCTGCCAGCTCCTCCAGAGGGGCGGCAGCCTGTGCCTCAAATTCCATAGCGATGGAGAGCATCTTCTCCTTGCGCTCTAGGATCTTCGCAACGCCTACAGGTACTTCCACCTCGACGCCTCTCTTGATCAGATAGTTCTTGCCGTTCAGACCGACAAAAACATCATCTTTTTCACTTCTGGTCAGCGGCAGCTTGATCTTGACTTTCTTGGCAACAGCCATTGTTATTCTCCTTTCACGGAGTGGGAGGGATGTGCCCTCCCACTATTGGGCAAATCAGTTAGCTTCAGCATCAGCGGAGAACTCAGAGCAGCACTCTACGCGATACATATAGGGCTCCAGCAGGATCTCTGCGGTCTTCATAGCCTTCCAACCGACAGTAGAACGCTGGTTCAGGGGGTCAGCAGTACCGGCAGAGCCGAGCTGCTTGATGATGGTCTGCAGACCGCCGCCGGAAATTTCAGTAACACCATAAGCATCCTTACCCAGGAACAGACAGCCAAAGACGGCCAGACCATCGGGGCAGTCGTTATCTGCGCCGGTATAGATGGCCGCCTCAGAGGTTTCAACGAAGCGGACGCCGGCAATACGGCCAATCTCGCCTTCGTAGATCTCTTCGGGCTTACAGTACTTATGGGCATCCTCCCACTTGGGGTCATTGGTCAGATCGTAGGCGGCATAGGGGTGCAGGATGCACACATAGCTACCATCGATCTTGGGAGCATTTGCTGCCTTCAGCAAGGCTGCAATGCGCTTGACCACATTGACGGTCAGGCGGCAGCCGGCGGTCAGGCCTGTACGGTCAGTGGGCTGGGCGGTAGCAGTACGCTTACCGTTCTCGTCCACTTCGGGGCAATAGAAAACATTGGTGCCGGACTGCAGAACATTCCGGGTGATAGTATCCAGGGTCAGGCCTGCCTGATTGCCACAAGCTCTGGTAGCTTCCAGAACATTGTTGTCGATAGCGGTCAGATCCAGAACATCAGACAGCGCGACATAGTCGCCATACTGACTGACCTCTGCCTCGATGGCAGTAGCGTTCAGCTTCTTGCCGTCAGGGGTCACGCCTTCGGTCAGGGGGGTCAGTGCCTTGGGCAGGCTGGCATACTTACGGAACTCGATCTTCTTGCCACCATTCTTGGGAATGGGGCGCTTCTGACCAAACTGGTCGTGTACCAGGTTGGGAGAAGCCTCGCGAATCAGGGCCATATCGTAAAAAGTCTTATTTTCTACAGACAGGCCGGGGTCGGTAGTCACGTTGGTGTTGATGTCGGCAAAGAGCTGCAGGCTCTTAACCAGCATAGTAACAAACTTCTTCATAGCAATTTATCTCCTTTTGTGATGATGTAAGGAGATGCGGTCAATTATCCGAATGTAACTCGCTCTCCTCGTGCGACGCGGCGCATAACCTCGTCAATATCCTTGTTGTTGAGCTTAGACACATCACTCTTGACCAACGCGGCGCTGCCAGAACTCATCCCATTCTCCGCAGGTCTTGCGCCATTAGCAGCAATCTTCTTGGCGATCTTAGACTCCACAGTTTTAGCAGTAAACTGCATAGCCGCGGGGATGATTTCGCCCATATGAAGAACCTCATAGGCAGTTCTCACATCGATGTTGCTTCTGAGCAGATCTACGAACTTGGGATTCGCCATTTCGGCCCTCATATCGAAGGTGGGATAGACCTTTTTGGTCTCCTCTGCCTGGTTCATCCAGCCTGCATAGAGCTTCTCGGCGTTCTCGTTCGCCTGCTTTTCCTGCATCTGTCGCTTCAGGTCGGCGTTCTCACGCTCAATACGCCGGATCTCTTTCAGCTGTGGAACCGTAATGCCCTTCTCCAGAGCCTCGTCCTCGAAATAGTAGTCGTCATCTTCGATGGCCTTCTGCAATGCCGCAATATCCGATGCATCTACGCCGTGTTTTTTTGCCAGGGTCTCAAGCACCGGTCGGAGAGCGTTATACTTGTCAACAGTCTCCTGGGTACCCTTGAGTCTCTTCTGGATGGTGTTCTGCATTCTTGCATCGTACTGAGCCTTGTACTTGCCTTTGATAAGACTTTCGAACTCCTCTTCGGGGGTGGTCTGCACCACGTTAGTCTCTTGCACCTCGGCGGCAGGTGCTACATTCTCCTGAACGCCATACTTGACATCCGCCAGAGAATTATTTACGCCCGTCTGCTGAGAGGCGGCCTCAGCTGTTACGCCCTGTCCCTGCGCTGTGCCACCGTCGCCAGCACCTTCAGCGAAGACCTGGAGACTGAGCATAGGGATAAAAGATTTGGTTTTCATAGAATAGTCCTTTCTGTCCGTAAGTGGACGAATCTTTGGTTTATGTGAAGGCTTATCCGCCTTTACACCGTAAGATGGTTGAGGCGTACTGCCTCAGGATAATTGCACGCAAGAACGTGCGCTCCGCATTGCGCTACCCAGAAGGTGTGTAAAACTTCTGCAAGGTAGTCCTCCTTGGGCTTTGCAATCACGATTGCCTTGCCCTCCCGGATCTTAATGCGGGGTTTTTCAACCAGCTGGCCCTGCTCGTGCATAAAGGACACAGCCTGTGCTACGGTGTACGCCAACATAGTGGCGGAGGCACACACGAGATCTGCGCCCTTCGGGGCTACATTCGAATGGCCTTTCACCTTCATATGGATGCTGCCTTTGTCCTTTTCCTGCCAGAAATGGATCTTAATCATTTGCGTTCACTCCTTATGTGGGATTGGTAGACTCAGCTACGCGCTGTCTTGCCTTCTTGGTGTTGGTGGATTCCTTCGCTTCAGTTCCTCCCAGAGCTTCCGTATCCTCGGCATTGGCCGTGCTACCTGCCGCAGGAGCAGGGGTTGTACCCCCGGCTGCACCGGCTGCCATCTGCGATGCGAGATTTGTACCCTGCAACCGATCAATGATCTGTGCCATCTGAAGCATCTGCTGTTGCATCATCATCATCTGCTGGAACATAGTGCCGTTCTGGGTGATCTTCTGCATTATGAATTGCTTTCTGTCGAAGTCCATCATATCCAGACACGCTAGTGCCTGATCAGCCATCTGCGGATTGAAGAAACCTGCTCGATAGAACTGAAGCGCCAGCTCATTCTGGCTCATCTTGGAGTAGGGGCTCTGCTTCTGTGCGGTGATCTCGATATCGAACAGAGGAATGCGATAGCCAAGGTCTATGCCCATTTCCACGCCCTGATGCTGGGGCACAATGCCGGCATTAGAGTACTCCTCGAACCGAACAGCTCCGTCCGCGCCCATAATGCGGAAACACCGGGGCATATCGTAAAACTGGCGGATCAGCTCAATGACCATAAGGCAAACCTTGCGGAACGCCCGGTAGGTAGCCTTGTTGTTATCTCTGGAAAGTTTGCTGCCTGCCTCCTGCATTGCAGCAATAGCAGATGCAGCTGTAACACCGGAGGTAGTGCCGCCCGTGGAGATATCCCGATTGCCGGTAGTCTCCTTTAGCTCGTCGATCTTGTCGTGCATAACCTGCACGTAAACATTGTTAAGAGGCTTTGTCTGTACCGGAATAATGCTATCTTGGCCCAGATTGCCACCCACATGGATGAAATCATTGTCCAGGTTGGCATACTCTTCCTCGTTAACTTCTCCATCAGAGCGGACGAAATGCCGAGGCTTTGCATTTGCCAGCATATTTTTCATAATCGCCTGATTGCCTCTGTCGATGTACTCCTGTGCACTCTTGGCCACATCCACATAGCCGAAACCGCAGGGCGTGCCTTTCATACGGAACAAAGGATCAAACACATAGGGATACAGGCCGTGGTCATATAAACCAGTCTCCGCCATAGGAGGCTTAGTGATATTGCCTGCTTCATCCATTTCGGGCTTGGTCTCGTTCTCGGTAGCAAAAAGCACCTCGTCATTGACGAATTTGCAGAAATGCAGGACCGTCTTGCCATTCTGGTTCTTCTTGTAGTACCAGTCGATAACCGCAGACTTCTCGGTAGTGTCCACATTGTCGTCGTATATGTACTGACTCAGATCCATATCAGATCCGCCCAGACGACCAAACAGCTGAGGATACAGGCTGGTCAAGACATCATTGTCTTGCAGTGTTACGTGGAAGAAGTGTCGGCTGTCCTGAATATCCGTGACGCCTGGCTCCCAGAAGAGGCTCAGGATATCTTCGTGTTCGACAGAAATATCACCGAGTCCGTTCAGCTTGCTGCCATCCCAGAAGACGCCATACACGCCAGTGCCGCTCTTGATCTTGTCATCTGCCTCAATATCGTAGGTCTCCTCAAAGTCGTTCTGCTCAAGGATCACTGGGACAATGGATGTCAGCATCTCAGCCTGAGCTTGGTCTCCCTTTTCTCTGGGGAGAATGTTCGGGCTGGGGAAGTTATCCATAGCATCAGCATGCTTATTGGCAATGGAGTTGAACAGCCAGCCGGACACGGGCTCTATCTGATTCTTCTTGCCATTGTCTTGCTTCCTGCGCATACACTCCCAGTTGCGCAGTTTATACCATTGCTCATTCTCAATGATCTTCTGTTCAAGGTTAGCTTTGCCTTCCTTGTACTTGTAGAGAATCTGTCTTGCTTCCTGCACCTGCTTCTTGCCAATGACCTCCACCAGGACTTTGAAGCCGTTTACAGCACCATTTTCTGCAGACGTATTGGAAGATGCCACCATCTGTTCCGCCGTTTCCTGCGCTGTAGGATGAGGGGCTGACTGTCGTCTTGCCAGCTGCTCCTCGATAGGGATTTCATTATTCTTATCCATCGATAATCTCCATTCTCGGCCTTACCCTGGCCGGCATTATATCTTCCTTCGGGATGTCCAAATACCTGGCCATCGGTGTCTCGTTGTACTTGTCCGGACTTACAGCAACTCTGGGCTTAATAGGTCTGGACATACAGAAATATCGCACCTCGTCTGCCACATGATCCTCGGCATCGGTATCAAGATCTTCAACCTTATGATCATCGTACTGAAGTGCCGGTATTGTCCTGATAAATGCCTTGCAGTTGTTGAAGACATACATCATTGACTGTCCATACTCATCTATGGCCATATAGTAGTGGACCATCATCCAGCCCGGTATTCTCTTGTTATCGCCCGGAGTAAAGTAGATTCCGTACTTGGCTGCAACCTCTGCCACGCTCTCACCACGGCTCTGATCCCAGATGGATGGGTCTGCTACGCCAGTTATCTTCTTCCCCTTGAGCCACGGATGATCTCTTTCCATCTCAGCCAT